AGCCACACGCAACAAGGTAAATGGTGCCTTTAATCTTTTTCGCATTAGCGTACCTCAAATTAGCCAAGACATATTCACCCAGAAAAAGAACCTTTGCAATTTTAAGAACGGAACCTTAGTTTTAGCTAACGGGCAAGTACACTTAAAGCCCCACGACAAAAATGATCTTTTAACTTATTCGCTGCCTCTTTTGTGTCCACTAAACGTAGCGAATAGCCTTGTGGATGGGAGTTATGACCCGCCACAAGGTTTATTTAGATCGTTACTTGATCAAGTGACAGATAAGGACGTAGAGAAAGAAAAGCTAATTGCGCAAATGTTTGGCTCTATTTTATTTCCCGTAAGCCCTCAAATTTTCTTCCTCATCGGTGAACCAAAAACGGGGAAATCACAACTTGCCAAAGTAGCTTTGAACCTTGTCGGCATTGAAAATTGCTCAAGCGTCAACCCTAGTAGACTATTCGGCTTTAATCTACACGCAACTATGGGTAAAAGAGTGAATTATTGCTTAGATATACCCACTCGCTACCCGCTATCTGACGACACTTTAAAGCAAGTGATTGATCAAGTACCTATTCAAATCGAGCGGAAAAATAGGGATGCAGTGAGAGCAACTTTGCCGCCCGTTCACTTGTATGTGGGGAACGAACTACCAAGTTTAGGTGAGGGAAGTTCAAAACCTTTTGAGAGGAGAGTGAGCCTCATTCATATCACCTCTAAAGAAGTAAGTGAAGCAGCAGACATCAAAGATATATTTGAGAAAATTTTACAACATGAACTTGATCAAGTCATTAACTTTGCGATTAAGGGTGTACTGAGTCTTTGTTCTAGCCACGGCAATTACATACAGCTCGCCGATAAGAAAGCAGCCATGGAAGAATGGGAGTTAAATAGCGCCCCTGAGAATGACTTTGTTAACCTTCTTAAAACCGATGGCGTTTGCGTTTATGATGAGGATGGAAAGTATACTGGGGATAAGTTGTTTTTAGGAAATGGCTATGTAAATAGGCCAATTATTAGTAACTCGGCAAAGAAGCTATACGGTAACACTTTTAAAAAGCAGATATTATTTAAAGCACTATTAAAAGCTGGCGTTTTGCAAAGCACTAGATCATCAGGGGTAGTGTTCAAAGGGATTGAAACACGCCACGATAGCGCAGACATTTAAAAAGCCCCATAGCAATGCGACTATGAGGCTAGTTGCTACTTCCCTTTCAACGCCGATAGCAAGCCGACGATGAATATCATGATGAACGAGCCTATGCCGCCACCATGATGTTGTTGATTATGCATGACCACTCCTTCGGTTTCTCCCCGTGATTATGCAGAGAGAACTTTAGTGGGAGAAGTGGATGGACGAACCAGTTGCAGCATCAATGCTCATATTTTTAATGGTTCTTTGGCCTTGAATGAAGCTTTTTACTTGCCCAACAATTAGCCCCGATATGGTCAAAGCGCTGTAACTTGTTGCCTTTGCAGTACAGGGAACTTGCTCGGCGTTTTCATCACTGTAAAGTGTTTTAGCGTATGACTTGCGAGTATCGGGAGAGTTAGCCGTATAAATGAGTATTTTTTCAGCCCCCATTCTACCATCGATAAGAAAGCAATCGTCTGGTATAGCATTATCAAGCATTCTTCTCGTTGCCATGCTATCTACGGCCATGATCACAATGCTACCTATTGGAAGTTTTGAAACATGGCCGTCAGTCTCGGCAAACTTCCTACCGATTGCATTTAGTTTACTCCCCACATTGTCGCATATCATGGAAAGCGCTGCTACTTTGGGCAAGCCCACGTCATTAAACCCATAGAGCTGATTACCTACGTTCACAATGTCCACCGTGTCTGAATCATAGACCGTTATGCTACTAAAGCCCATCTTAGCAAGGGCAAAGGTAGTCCATGAGCCTATGCCGCCCGCACCGATTACGGTTATGGGAGTGTTAAGCTTATCAAAGTCAATGAGATCAAAATGCCTCATTAAATGCCGTTTATCTAATATATCATTTTTAATTGCTTCACTGAGCACCATACATATTACCCCACGCTTCGAACCGTTCTTTTAGTTCGTTCTTTGTTTCAAGCGCCATGTCTTTGTACTCTTTGTACGCTTGCTTTTTTTCGTGCTTGCTAGCCTTTGAGCCTTTGATGATTGCTAGCGTTTCTTTCAATGCATTGTCAACAATTGAAATAGTTGCGCCGTACATTATGTCATTTGATAAAAACGCAAGCTTATCGCTAGCCTCTTTGGTAAGATATTTTGCTTCAAAATCCATCAAATCAAAATAGTCTGAGCTACCTTGAAACTTCAGTGGATTGATAGTAGACTTCCCGCCATCATAGTTAAAGTGTCTAGTCGTGCATTTTTCTTCAAAGTCTTTTGACCATAGAGCCTTAGTTTCAGCGCTTGCACCGTCATGCTCTATTTTCACCGGTATGTCATCAAAGTATAGATTGGGAGAAAGTTCATGGCCTTTTAACCAGACAGCACCTTTGCGCTCATTCTTCTTGTTGAACACGACAGCCACACATAGTCCGTTCGCACCGATCTCCTCAATCGTAGCCTTGTCCGTCCCACTCCAAAATACGCCCATGTTCACGTGACTATGCCACCAGAAATACAGCCCTCCCTCACTATTACGCAAAGTGAACATTGCTTTGGTTACCGCATTCGCGTCGATCTCAGTATGCACCCCTGTGTTTTCTTGCTTGAGTAAACAGACTTCAGTCACTTGATAGCCAGTCGGGGAAATCACTACTTTACCTAAGCCCGAACACTCAACTTCTGACTTGTCAACGTAAAATTGAATCTGTTCATAAATTTTATACGGTATAAAAATGTTCATAATCTCTCCAATACTGCTAACTTGCCGCTTGAGTACCGCAATGACCCTTTATGAGCGCTCTCAAAAAACCTATCCAAGCCCCGATACGGCGTACCCTCTGTGTTAAACCGTGTCATAGTGGTGTACAGCTCTGTCAGCGCCTCCGATAGCCGCCCTTCTTTGAGCTTTTGTCCGAATGAGTAGCTATTTTCGCCTAGGCACACTCTATTGTGGGAAATGTACGGGCAAGCGTTACCACAGAAGTTGCCTAGGGTGTGCTGAAACGTCACTTTATGCTCGTCAAGAAATATGTTGAAAGAGAGACGCCCGAAGTTTAGCCGATACCCCTCAAACGTGTACCACACCTCCTCTCGAGTGGTGACTTTTAGCCTTAGGCCATGATGCTTGACCCTACCCCATTGGCTCGTCTTATGATTGCCAATAGCCGTTACTTTAAATAACTGATGTGTAAAGATCGTCTCGTCAATGGTCTTGTCCTTAACAATAGGAAGTTGGTCGGATACGAACGCGCCAACAGTGCCCTTGTTGAATGCTTCCATAGCGCCTATGTAAAAATTATGCAATCGGTTGATGTACGCTTGCTCGACAAGAGCGTTATGTTCTTTAACAAAGGCGACAGCTTTCTGGCTCGTTCGCCTCAAAGCTATCTTTTTAGGTTTATTGTAATACTCAAAAACAGCCTTTAAAACAGCCTCTTTTTCCTCTAGCGGCGCAAGTATGAGCGACAGTTCTTTGGATGGGGAAAGGGAATGCAAAAAGGTGCCTTTATTAAATGGCTTAGGTGTAATTGACTTCTCTTCTTGCTCGTTATCGTTACCGCATTCGCAGTCGTCCAGTAACTCGTCACAGTCGTCGCATCGGTTGCTAGTGTTTTCGTTACATATACACTCAGAAAACAGCTCATTGCAACTTAGGCAATAGTCACTGCTATTTTCTTCCAAGGAAATAGGAAGTACCGTGCCTATTGCCCTTCGGGTAACGGCTGTAATCGCTTCGCGCCTTGCAGCTTCGTGCCGCTCTGCCATCTCGCTCATCCGTGTAGATATGTTGGTTAAGAACTCGTCCAGGTTTATTTCTTCGCTCATCATCTCTCACTCCTAAAAAGTAGGTAGCCTTTTGGTTGGGGAAGCCATCAGAGCTACCTATTGTTAATTAAAGACCGCCCTTTACAGCTTGCGCAAACGTCACGAATTCATACTCGTTTAGCTCTTGCGACATGCTCGCTGGCTCGCCATTAACGCTAGCCGTGTAGTTGCCCGACAGCCCTAATGCCTTGAAAGCGTCCAGAACCGTTCCAGCCTCTATTGTCTTAGCTTGCCCACCCAAAGCTTGGGCGGTGATATTTTGTGCCATTGTTTACTCCTTGTTAGTGTGGGAAGCGCCCACGTGCGCCTTTTGGGTGAGGAAGGGAACTATATCCGAACCTTTGAACCCAAAAAATTGTAAAGTTTATATGTTTTGAATTGTGAGTGCCTTTGAAGGGAAAAGGGAACCTACCTATTGCCCAAATGCTCAGTAGACCAGTAAAAGCGGCACTGCTCATTCCAATAATACCACGCAGGGGAATAGGCAAAGTTAGGGTTTCTAGCGTAACACGCTACTAGCCTTGACTCTATAAAGGCTCTCTGGGCATTCGTATCCATGTGGATACCCTTGCCGCATGAGGTTAGAATTAGGGTAAGTATCAGGGTAGCGGGTATGGTTAGAGTTGGGGAAATGGGGTGGATATTGATTCTTTGGGCCTGTGGCTTCATAGGAACCTCGCTATTACTACCACACCGATCACTATGGATGTAAGGATAGGGGAGATCGTAAAGGATATTATGGTTAATAGGGAGATCAGCAAAAAGGTAAACATCACATTAGTCCTCTGACTGCTAGCTCGAATAGTATGGCTATGGTCGTCGATATCACAGCAGCGACTAACGCAGACTTAATTAGGATGTGGTCGTTCATTGGTTCCCCCTTCAATTAGATTAGTTGATCAGATTCGGATAGCTTTGGTCATTGCTATGAGAAATAAAACACTGCATGTTGTCACCGATATTGGAGGTAGGATGCTTGCTATGCCCATAGTGCTTAAAAAGAATGCAGGTATTGTGCCAATGTGCCTTTGGCTTAAAAGGGATATAGGGGACTTGGGGTGTGTAAATGTTACAAAATACCGTGTAAAAAGGATATCTTTTTTCTTTGTGCCTTTGTGTCAAAAAAGCTATTTTTGACTAGTGATATAATTTTCTTCAAAACTATCACCATAGGGTGTGTCATGAAATAACGCGTTTTTGACAAATCAGATTGCGCAGCCCCTCAAATGCAGTGCAGAATTATGATCTACGTCATGACTAGTGATATAATTTGAGCATTTTATACCCTGCACTAAGTACCGTGTAATCATTGAGTCTAGTGATAGAATTATAAAAAAACCCCTTCTGAAAAAATCCATACCATGAGAATGCGCGGTGCAATTAGTACCCCCCCATGCTACGAAAACCCATGTCTGGAGCAGACCCAATCGAAAAAAAAAATATCACCATAGGGGGCGTCATAAATATGGCCCATAGAATCAAGTATACTAAGTTTAAGTGTGCCTCCCAGCTAACTGGCTAAAAGTGGCCTGACTAGGCGCCTCCCAGCTAACTAGGTGCAGTGGCACAAGGGGTCTTAGTGTTATGAGGGTGTGGGCCTTTGGGCCTTTGGGCCTTTGTTGACAGGGAGCGATGAGCCTTTGGGAATATTAACATGGGGGGAGGGGGGGCCTCTTGTTTAAGGATTATATGTATAGTGCCAAAGCCCCAAAAAATTTCCCCCTCAAATAACTTTAGGCTACCAAAACACTCAACAATAAGCGACGACATACCCACGACAAATTACTTGACTATTTTTACAAAGAACCTTAGGCTAAAAGCATGGAGAAAACGCCAATCCCCAGACCACCCATACCCATCGCCGGAACCGCAGACGGAAGCATTATTAGCGGGAACCCTCAAATTGTCAATTACACCAAAGAAGTTCTTCGTAACCCCTTAGACTCTAAGGACACCACGGCGCGTTCTGCCATCTCTATGCTCCCCGAAGAGGAGCAATTCATTGTGGAGTCCCACTACAATCGTAGCACTAAGTTATTTTCGCTCTCAGAGCGTTCCCTCCTAACCGAGATGAGGCATGCAGGGTTTGAGCCGTCATCTACGGAAAACCTTCTTAGAAACAAATTCTGGCTTGAGTATGACCATGCTACAATGGGGGACTACGGTAAGATTAGGGTAACAGAGGTCATTAGGGGCATTTGCTCATTTAAGTTCTTCAGGGAAACCTTTCTAGCTAACCAGTACATGGTAGCCTTCTTAATGCTCCCGCCAATCAACTTTAAGACTAAGCAAGAGGAGACGTTGCTATTTGGGCTTGATAAGCTAAGGGCTGTTTTAGATCTCCCCACTACGCACCCAGATGGGAGCATCAACATAAACGTAGTTAAAGCCCAGATGGGCGTATACCAAATACTTGAAAGAAGGGTACAAGGCGAGGTAGTGCAAAAGACAATGACTGCACACGCGTACCTACCACTTTCCCCATCCTCTAGAGAAGAGGTAGATGCGCTGTCTGAGGAGCAAATGCTCGTGAAGATGCAAGAGCTGGTGGATAAGCAAAAGTCCAGAGCTTCGACAAAGGCTGCGCTGTCGGACATATTCATAACTGTGGGAAAGCCATATGTTTCTGAAAAATGACCAGTTAGCAGCAGAGTACCGAAGGCTCAAAGCAGCCGAAGAGCTAAATGCCCAAAGAGAGTCACTCCTTCCCCACCTATATGCATATGGTTGGTATCGTTGGGCGCTGGACTTCCTACATACTCTAAACGATGTAGCTCTGCTCACGGCGGGAAATCAACTTTCTAAAAGTTCTACGCAAATAAGAAAGATGATCCATTGGGCAACAGAGACGACATTATGGCCCAAACTATGGGGCGAAACGCCCACTTTATTTTGGTACCTTTACCCATCGCAAGGGGTAATCAATCAGGAGTGCGCTACTAAGTGGGAGCCGAAGTTCTTACCACGTGGGCCGATGAAGGACGACCCAAAATATGGGTGGAAGTGGATAAAAGACGGGCAAAACTATAAAGGCATAGCCTTTAAAACAGGCGTTCTCATGCTATTTAAAGCATACTCTCAGAAAGCTGAGGTACTCCAAACGGCGTCAGTGCACTACCTGGGGTGCGACGAGGAGTTAGACGTTGACCTATACGATGAGCTTATGTTTCGGGTGGCAGCGACTAAAGGCTACTTTTCTATGGTATTCACGGCGACAAAGGGGCAGGACTTCTGGAGGCGTGCAATGGAGCCAAGAGAGGGGGAGGAGGAGACGCTAAAGATGGCGTGGAAGCGTACAGTAAGTGCGTACGACTGCTTAGAGTATGTGGACGGTCGGAAGTCCCCTATCAACTTGGACTGGATTGCACACATGCGGTCACTTTGTAAAAATGAAACGGAAGTACAAAAGCGTATCTATGGTCGCTTTATTAAGGCTGAAGGCCGAGTATATCCAGCGTTCGATATGCTAAAGCATGTGACAAAACATCACACCATTCCGGAGAAGTGGCTCGTATATGCAGGGGTGGACATAGGCTCAGGGGGTGCGGAAGACGATGAGAATGAAGGCACTGTCAAAAAGCCAGCACACCCTTCTGCTATTGTATTCGTAGCTGTTTCCCCTGACTTCACCAAAGGACGAGTATTTCTAGGGTGGCGGGGAGACGGGGTAAAGACTATTGCGGGCGACGTATTTGAAACTTATCAAGAGTTGGTAAACCACAATAAACTAAGTATAACTCAAGCAGCATACGACTACGCAGCAGCAGACTTTGGTACTATTGCTCAAAGAAACGGTGTGTACTTTACTAAAGCAATTAAAAAACGTGAGGACGGTATCGGACTAGTCAATACGTTATTCAATAATGGCATGCTTTTCATTTATGATAGTCCGGAATTAATGAAGCTCGCCAATGAACTGGCTACTGTAGATACCTTCACTGATAAACGACATGCGAAGGATGATTTTTGCGATGCACTTAGGTATTGTATAGTTCAGATACCTTGGGCTTTTGAGGGTACGGAGAGTATAACACATGAAGGAGAGACAAACAGTGAGCGACAACTTAGGGAACGAAGAGAACACTTTGAAGGCAAAAGCAATAATCCGGAAGATGAGGAGGTCGACTGGGGGGTTGAATCGGAACTTGAAGAATGGAATAGCTACTTTGAATAAGTTGACGCCATCGGATGTGTGCCTTATTCTAGAAACGTGTGCCACAACTAAAGTATCCTTATTGCAGTTTGGAGAACTCTATGTTGAATTTGGGGCAAGCGTGGTAAAGACTCACCAAAATCTTCCAGCTCTTACACAAGAAGACCATGATAAGTTAAATGCGGCTCAGATTCAAAAGGACGCAGAAGAATTACGGACAATAGAGATTGACGAGTTACTTCTGACTGACCCTTTAAAATATGAGGAGTTGCTTCAAAAAGGAGAGCTATAGATGTTACAAGCAAGCTACAGAGGACAGATGGTTCAAGACTATCAAGACGGAGAAGCTGATAGACAAGCAGACGAAAAACTAGCAAGTGATAAAAAGTTGATATCACGTTTAAGTCAATACTATCGCGAAGGAGAGAGTGCAGACAAGGCAATATTTGCAGAGATGCGCTCTAATCTTTTACTTGTAGCTGGTGATCACTATACTAAAAAAGATTCATTAATTAATAGGCGTATTCGCGATAATCGCGAACTTTCTGAGTCCCAAAAATTAAGGCTTACTAAAAATCATACTCGTCGTATTTGTCATCTCTATGCAAATAATATTTTGTCGGCTGGCCCTAATGTTGGCTTCTCACCTAAAGATGAAAATAGTTTACAAGATCAAAAGAAGGCAGAGCTTCAGCATGCAGTATGGTTAGATGCATGGAACCGTTATAATCTTCCTTCTCATCGTTATCGTTGGATTGATAGTTTTGTGCAAACTGGAGAGGTTCACGTTCTCATTCAGTATGAAGAAGGCACTGGGGATCTACTTGGGTATGAGCCTAAGAATGATGAGATGGGTATGCCTGTACTCGATGCGCATGGAATGTATGTACAAGATGATAGTAAGCCAATTTTTGGCGGCAGATTCATATTCAAAGAAGTAATGGGCTTTAATATTATTCGCCCGTTAGAATGTCATGATCTACGTGAAGCAGAGTGGATATGCATTAGAGAAATGGCAAATATTAGCTCATTGAAAAAACGCTTTCCAGAATTTAAAGATAAAATTAAACCAGAAACTTCTGAGTCTCAGATGTTTGTATTTGATGCTTCTCAAGGTGGTTATACGTTTGCAAAGAATCAAACATTAGTAAAACAATGGTTCTATAGACCATGTGTAAAATACCCAATGGGTCAGTATATCTTTACAAACGGGGATTTAATTTTAGCACAAGGTGAACTACCAAATGGAATCTTCCCTATTGTATCAGAATTATTTGATGAAGTACCTACCTCAGCTCGCGGTCGTGCACCAGTAAAAACAATTCGTCCGTATCAAGTAGAGATTAATAGAGCTGCAAGTAAAATGGCAGAGCACCAAATTACTTTAGGAGATGATAAATTAATTTCTCAAAATGGGTCTAAAATGAGTGCAAGTGGATCTATGCCAGGCATTCGTCACTATACTGTAACAGGAGCAGCACCTACTATATTAGCAGGACGGTCTGGAGAACAATACCTTCAGTATATGCTTTCTCAAATTGAAGAGTTATATCGTGTAATGGGTATACCAGAAGATCTAGCAGATAAACCTGAAACTGCTCAAGACCCTTATACAATGCTTTATCGTTCAGCCTCAAAGAAGAAAGTATTCCAAAGATATATTTCTAAGTTTGAAAACTTTATGAAAAAAGTTGTTGAGACTTATATGGCTCTCGCAAAAATTCATTTACCTGATGATGCAGTTATTTCTGCTATTGGAAAGAATGAAGCAATTAATATCCAAGAGTTTAAGGCAACAGAACCTACTGGGTATGATGTGAAGATTGAGCCGCAATCTGATGATATTGAGAGTAAATTTGGAAAACAAATGGCAATTAATCATGCTCTTCAATATGTAGGTACACAACTTTCTCGTGATGATATTGGTAAATTAATGAGTGAAATGCCATTTGGAAATTTTGATGGTATGTTCTCTGATTTTACTATCGATAACGATATCATGGATAATGAAATTCTTGCTCTTGACCGTGGGCAAATGCCACCTGTTGCAGAGACAGATAACCATTCTTACGCCCTAAAAAGATTAAATGGTCGCATGAAAAAACCAGATTTCTCCATGCTTCCTCCACAAGTTCAACAAGCATATGCGCAGAAGATGCAGATACATACTCAGATGGATGCATTCCAAAAACAACAAATTCAAAGAGCAGAACAAGGTTTCATCCCCACTACTGGCCCACTAATTCGTTGTGATGTTTATGTTACTGACCCAAGTAGCCCTACAGGTAAGAGTAAAAAACTTGAACTTCCAAATGATGCAGTTGTTTGGATGGTAGAACAATTAAAAGTACAGGGCACACAACTACAAGAACTTCATGAATTACCTCAAAATGTGCAAGCACAAGTAGCGCAGCAATACGGATCTGCGCCTATGCAACAATCAACGGATGGGCCGCTGTCCAACAATAGAGGATTTTAGCAATCCAAGTTTAGCTAAAAAACTCCCCGCCATAGGAGATAGAAATGTCATTAAGAGAACAATTAGCCGCAAGACGAGCAAGCCTTGAAAATGAAACAACCGCACCAGAGGTTGAGACAGAAGTAGAAAATGAGATCGTTGATGAGGCACCAGAAAATGTAGAAGAATCTACTGAAGAGAGTAAGGAAGAACCAGAGGTAGAGAGTACAGAAGAAAAACCAATAACTGATGAAACCCCAGTTAGTAATTCCGAGAAACCAGAATCAGAAGTATTTGTACCGGATTTTAAATATCGGTCTGACGGAAAAGATTTAGAAATCCCAGAGCATCTCCGTTCAATTATTAAGGATAAAGATACACAGGCAAAAGTTATAGATATGCTACAAAAATCAGATGCTTTTGAGTCTGTATCTTCTAAAAGAGACTTTTTTAGAACTGAGAGAGATAATGCCAGACAAGAAACTAAAAGATATGAAAGTGCAATTAATGATCTTCGCAGTCATGTTCAGCGTGGAGATTATGACGGTTTCTTAAAGAAATGCGAGATTCCAGAAGAGGCAATTTTAAAGTGGGCTACTGAAAAAGCAAAATACTACATGGGGGATGAATCATATCGTCAACAAGTAGATCAAGCAAATAGAATGAGACAAGATTCATGGGCAAAAGAGTCTCAAGTAACTGACTACCAAAGCAAATATCAAGAAATGGAAGTTAGGCAGTTGCAGACGGAATTTAACTATGAGATGCTAAAGCCTGAAGTATCTTCGTTCGCAGAGTCTTTTGACAAATTTGCCGGTAAACAAGGCGCATTTGTAGAAGAGATTAGGAACAGGGGAGAACTCGCCTACCTTCGTGAGCAAAAAACCATTGCTCCTAGTGAGGTGATTCAGGGGATTATGAAGCAGTTTTCTTCTATCACCCAAGTGGCACAAAGGCCACAAGCAGCCGCACCCGCAAGTGCAGCAGCCAAAGTGATAGTAAAGCCAGTTTCAAAAGTTTCCACCATCCCAACGGTAAAAGGCTCGCAAGCCTCACCGACAAAAGAAGGGTTCACTTCGTTGGATCAACTCCGTACTTATCGAAAAGAAAATTACGGTAAATAATAAATATGCTCTGAAGGAGGGCAAAACAAATGTCAAATGCAACTAGTGCAAATTTTAGTGCCATGTTAGCGCAATTCGCACCAAATGGCTTATTCAAAGAAGAAATGGTCAAACGTGACTATATTCTTTCTCAAATCGACAAAGACGACTCTTGGGTTGCTTCTACTGGTGATAGTTCAAGTGGAACTGCTGTAGGTACCGGTTCTGGTATCTTCGGTGGCCCTTTAACTGTTCGCTTTAAAGGCGCACAAGCTTCTTCTCAAAAAATGGGCGGTATGACTGCTCAAGACCAAATCACCCAAGCTAAATATGTTTTAGGTCAAATTTTGGTTCAACCTGAAACATGGGGTTCTTTGATTTTCAATCATAAAGACATCATGGTGCATGGAAAAATTTCTGAACTTAACTTCTTGAATGTTCTTGAAGATAACTTGGAAGATTTCATGGATGTAATGAAATACAATATTTCAACTGCCCTTCTCGAAGGCCCAGCTTATTGTAAAGTAGTTGCTCTTGTGGATCATCTTACAAATACTACTGGTGTAGTTCTTGTGGATCGTCCAGATCGTTTACACATCGGCCAAAAAGTTCTCATCAACCTTCCAGTTGCTGAAGCTTTCGCAGGTGCAGGAACACAACCAATTTTTGCTTTCATTAAAGAAATTGATATGAATGCATCTTCTGGTGGTCAACCTGCGGGTTTAGTAATCCTTTGCTCAGACATTGGATTAACTACTCCAATTGACTTCACAGGTGTTATCCAACGTCAAACTGCAGATGGTACAGTTTTAGCTGGTTACGCTCTTGTTGGGGATCTTCCAGCAGCAACTACTAAGTTGTTTATGGATGGTACTCTTTCTGGAGAAGCTGGTGTTGGAGCAGGTGTTGCGACTCAAATCGTAAACCAATTCTCTAACTTGAAAGATTTGTTGTTCCCATACAACGTGGCAGCAGGTACTTCTCTAGGAGCAGGATCACAGTACATCTACGGTGTGCTTAAATCTGCATACCCTTACACTCAAGCGATCTATCGTACAGGTTCTGCAATCACTGCTACCAACATGGTTAAGCAATTGTTTGCTGGATTTACACATACACGTCGTTTCGGTAAAGGTCGCCCTACTGACATTATCATGTCATACAACAACCTTGCAGTTGTAATGGCTATCGTAGAGGCATCTAAAGGTGCTTTCAACGTAGTTGCTAACAGCTATAAAACTTCTCAGTACGGTTTCACTGAAGTGAAAATCGGCTCAGTTACTTCTCAAACTCTTAAATTCGTAGGGATTCAAGAGATGGGTGATGACTGGATTGCTTTCATCGACTGGCGTGCTCTTAAGTTTTACTCTAACGGAATGTTCCGTAAGCATAAAACTCCAGATGGTATCGAATACTTCACTACTCGTAGTGTTGCTGGATATCAGTACATTGTGGATATTGCTCTCTTCGGAGACATCGTTCTTGAGCGCCCAAGCTATTGCGGCGTAATGGGCGATATCAGCATTAACTACGTTACTGCATTCGCTTAATAGTTCTTTGTTCTAGCCCCCGAGTGGACTTCATTCGGGGGTTAAATAGAAAGGGCAATTATGATTATAAAAGTACCCGTAAAATCTATTGTTATAAATGCATCAACTCTTAATCTACTTCATACTGATTGGACAGAGGTTCTTGCAGCACTAAACTATACCGCCTCACATTTCGAGGTTTATAATGGTTCAACAACACCTATTGAAATAGCAGTCGGAGCAGCAGGAAAAGAAGAGGCGCTTCCCTACACTATAATGGGAGGTGGGACTAATGGGATTGTTGCTCAAAATATTGGGGCTTCTTCAAGGATAACTTTAAAACCTGTAGACTCTGATATTACGGATGGCTTCATCGTAATCAATTTATTTACAGGAGTGACGTAATGTGGAAAATCATTTTACTAACATTCGCTCTTTGCAGTTCAGCAATCGCTAGTACAAATAGCCCTATTGTCTGGGGAAATAATAACAATGCAATTTATCTTCCCACTAATAAACCAACAGTAGGTACTTCATGTCTTACAGTTGATCCACTCGGAGTAATATCCCCACAAACTTGTGGAGGTGGTGGTGGTAGTGGAACGGTTACTAGCATTGATTGGGGCACTACACCGTCTTGGTTAGTAGGCACTGGAGGCCCGATTACTACCTCTGGAAATATTGGTTTAGCAACGCCATCTCAGGCTGCAAATAAATTTTTGGCATCTCCTAACGCAGCAGCGGGGCCACTATCACCACGTTATATCGTAGCAGCAGATATCCCCAGTCTTAATCAAAATACTACAGGTTCTGCGCATTCGCTTGATTCAACCTTCTCTGTTGGACTTCCACTCGTTGGGAATGGTTCTGGATTACCGACAATGGGAACTAAAACTGGTGTTACAAATAAATTTGTAACCGCTAGTGGCCCATGGACATCGGGAGATGGTGTAAAGATTGGGCCTTCTGGAGATTTGATTGGAACAGGCGTTCCAGTTGATCAAGCAGCAGGGTTGGATAAATCAGTTCAGTACAAAGGAGCTGATGGCATATTTCACGGAGATTCTTATTTTAGGTATGACTATAATAATCAAGCACTTTACACTAACGATATTTATTTAGCTCAAGGCATGGATAAACCAGCAGGTTTTTCACATGAAAATAAAATAGAACCATGGGATAGAACTGGAAATAAGAAAGTTTTAGTTAATACAGATGGAAACCCTATTAAAGCAGGACTCTGTTATGTTTTTGACTCTCAAGGAAATTTTGTAAGCTCTGGAGCATCTTGTGTACCGGTAGCAGTTGATCATACTGTAAATATTTCAGGAGATTATACTTCTGCCGCTGCTAATGAGTTTATTATCGCTCAGTGTGCAGC